GTAGAATTAGTTGCTGTAAAGTTTCCATTTACTGTATCCCAATCATTTACACCATCACTAGCAGGATTAACAGCTGTCCCAGACTCTGTTTCTCCACCAATACTTTCAGAAGCAAAACATTGAACTCCAGTAATACCAGTTCCATCAATATCTTTTGCTTTAACTCTCATATAATATTTTTCACCTACAATATAATCAGTTTTTTTATATGTTGCATAACCTACAGTCGCACTATCTGTAAATGCTACTTTCATTACATTTGTTGTTTCATCATTAACATCTGTTTGAGATGATAAAGTTAAAACACTTTGTAAACTATCATCTTGAGCATCGCTTAACCAATTATCAGTGCTCGTACCAAGAGTAAGAGTTTCAAAATTTCTTTGAACAGATTCATTAGCTCCATGCATATTTACAGCTCTTAATTCATTAGCAGTTGTTGAATCTGCTCTAAAATCTAATGTAAAGTCTACAAACTTAGTACATACTACATCATCAACAAGAACATAGTAGTTACTTGATGGACTATTAAAAGATATAAATATAGATGTGCAATTTGCAGGTATAGTAAATTGAACTGCAGTTTGAACCCATCCAGTAGTCTCATTCCCAGAATTAGCAGTAGCTACTATATCTGCACCAGCAGTATTATCATAAACTTTATGTCTTACGCTTGAACCACTTGAAGCATGTTCATTTTTACTCCAATAAGTTAATAAGTATTTATCTCCTGCTGTTATTCCAGAAGATATTGTTTGATATACGTTAACTCCGTCAGTGCTTGTAGTTAATTTTACACATCTGCTTCCATTATGTTGATTGCTAGTATCTGAAGCAATCTCTCCAGCCCCAGTATCTTGTTCTATCCAATTATCAAAATTATAACCTGCTCCATCAGCTCCACTTCCTGTTTCAAAATTACCATTAGATAGTATATTATTAACAGTAATTGAATTTGAATTTTGGTCTGTTCCACTTATATTAGCCTGCATAGTTACAGCATTGCCAGCAACATCTGATGCACCTTGTCCTGTAATTCTATATGTTCTTCCTATTGTTAAATCTGTAGTTAAATCTTTACTATCTCTTAAATCTATATTAGGTCCAGTAGAACTGTGTCCTGTTATTATTTTTAAGCAATCTGCAGATGCTGTAACAGATGCTGGAGAAGTAGCATCCCAATTAGTAGTACTATTATCTGCCCCATCCCATAACTCTGTAGGGGAAGTAAACAAGGTAGTTGCATGATGTTTATTATTTACAGCTTTAATTGATACACTGTCTAATCTAAATTTATGAACTACATCTGATGCTTTTTTAAACATACCAATAAAATAAGCGTTACCAGTTGATTCATTTGATTTAAAATACTTAGTCTCAGTATGAGTTCCTTCACTAATCATCCATGAAGTATTTACATTATCAGTATTATGACCATTATTAGCACTGCCACCTACTCTCCAATAAAATTTATCATCATTATCTAAATCTGAATTTGTATGTGCTAAAGCTTCACCCGTTATAGAAATTTTATAAGTTGTATTAACCTCATTTGTAAAAGGTATCGCAACTGTTTGCCAATTACTTGCTTCTGCTGTTTCAAATATTACGCTACCATTACTATCTGTTGCAGATGTACTACTATCAGCAGCACCACCATCTACGTCTAATATAGTCCAAGCAGATGCCGATATGTCTGATATTAATTCTTCACCTAATCCTGTATTAGCTCCATCCATAATAAAAGTTTGCTCACCCCTACTATGCCCATCTTGCATAGGAAACCATCTTAATAAATTAGATTCTTTAAGTGAAGTACCACTATTATTTAATGCTAAAGATTCGGGATTAAGATAATCATAAGTAACATCAGATTGTGTCCATGCAGTATTCCATATTTGAGCATCTGATGCCATACCATCAAGAAGTCTATCATCAGCATTTAAAGCTCCAAATTCATCAAACTTTCCAGTAGTATATGAACCTACCCCAGTTTCATCAATATCCTTAACCCCATTAATATATACAGTGTAATTTCCTGCAGACCCATTTTTTTCAAATACATATACTAATCTATACCAAGTATTTAATTGTAAAGCCTTAGTGCCTTGCATCCATGAACTACCATTATACCAATATGTGTATCCTGGAGTACCAGATTTAATACATGGATATAATCCAGCCTGGCCACCACTAAACAATGAATTAATAGTTGTAAATGATGCACTATTTATCCATTGTGCTATAGTAAAAGTTTCTAAATCTCCTGTAGTATCAAAAGTTAAATGGTCACTAACACCATCAAACTCTAATGCTCTACCTGAATATATTTGTCCATGATTGTTATTACTGAAGGATTCTATTTCAACAATTTCTATATTATCTACAAAAAACTCAAAAGTTCCAGTACTTTCTCTTACTATATAAATTCTATCTGAATTTTCATCTGCTGTCCATTCACTGGTATAGGTTGCATGAGACTCTGTTAAAGCATGTTTATTATTTTTAGAACTCTGTAAAGCAGAAACTGATGAAGAGCCATTATCCATAAATCTAAATTTCTTTCCATTATCACCACTAGCAGCTTTTGCTGAAACGCTAACTCTATATTTTCTTCCAGCTATAAAAGGTATAGTTTGCTTTATGCCTATATAGCCACCATCCGTAACAAGTATTTCGCAACATCCACCATTACTAACTCCATCATTTGCATCGAATCGAGGAGCAGTCTCTCCATCGCCTACATCAACTGCATCCCATCCAGTTATATCGGAAGCAAAATCTCCATTAGTTACTAAATTTTGAGATATTATTTGTGTAGACGTAGAAGTATCTACTGCTCTGTATTTAGTTGGTTTTAATATTTTTTGTATAGTAGCTGGCATTATACTAACCTTCCTGCATTTGTAACCTTTTGAACACTTATATTAGTTATTTTTTGGGTCCTATCATCTCCACCATTATAGTTATAAGATGTCCTGCATTTCAGATTACCCGATACACCTGAACCATTAGTAGTAGGGTCAACCCAGCAATAAATAGTTTTAGTTCCATCTGTATCCCAATAATTAGCATTAACACCATCAGTACCACCATATACATTATTTGGAATTACTCTAATACCATTAGAACCAGCACCTGTATCTGGGAATATAACTCTTCCAGTATCAGTACCTGTAATAGTTCCTGTAATTTTTATAACATCTCCATCAACTAATCCTGCATCAGATATATCCATTGAATGAGAGGGGTGTCCATCTGCATCACCTAGAGAATCTGGGCCAACATCACCACCATCCCATAGATTAGCTCCTAATGTTTGAGATTCATCTAATACAAAATCAAATCCAGATAATCCTTGAGCGTCTAAATTCCAAAATGATACTAAGCTAGTTTTTTCAGTAGTTGATAAATCTGCATACTGTTTCCACATAATTGATTTTATTTCTGCTTGAGTTAACATTCTTTTCCACATTCCAATATTAGTTATATATCCACCAAAGGGGTCATCTGGAGTATCGCTACTAAATCCTCTACATCCAATTCTAATATCCCCTGAATTATCTTTATTTAAATCATCAGTACCTCCAGTTCCTTCACCTCGAGCAATACCATTTATATAAAAATATACCTTATTAGAAGAATCAAGAACTGCAGCTACATGCACCCATGTTTTGTCAACTATAAGACCTGTAGTGCTGTAACCATTAGTAATAGCAGTCCCTCCTGACTTGCCATAAAAATTTAAAGAACCATCAGCACCTATAACTCTAAGATAATACCTATCATTTTCCTGTTGCCATTTAGAGATAATTCCTTGATTGCCTGCAGAAACATCATTAACCCAAATCCATGCTGTCCAAGTTAAGTCCCCAGTACCTATATCTGAAGAATCATTATCCGAAACACTAATTATATCTGAATCAGATAATGCAAAATATGCAGCACCATCACTTAGTGGCTGTATTGCTCCTGCAGCATACATATGCTTCATAACCAGATTGTCTGTAACAATACCTGGGGTAACAATTCCTGAACGACCTATTCCTGTACCTAAACCTAACTTTGGCATATTATCCTATATAGGCTATAATTGAGCCACCAGCTAAATTAAATTTTGTCCATCTTCCATATATTGTCATACCTGCTGGGAATGTAATTCCTGAAGTAGAATCACCATTACTATCAATATCAATAGCTCCATTAGCAGAACCAAACCATTTATTATCTTCTTGAGTTAATGTTGTAAAGGTTACATCTTCTACCATTTGCAAAGCTACAAATACTTGATTAGAAGGTGCATCTATATCATTTGATGTATCATTTGTTAGTATAGCTCCAGCCTGCCCCATTGTTGCATTCTGTGCTTCTTGGACTGTATATGAATGCAATCCTCTTCCTTTATGTCCTGCCATTTTATTCTCCTTTCGAGTTGTACTTTAAGGTCTTAGCTTGACCGTGAATGTACTATTTTATCTAATTGCATATGGACCTGAACTCATTATTCTAGGCCCTTTCATGAGAGATGATTCATATTGTTCAATATGTTTTTTATATTCTCTCATATTATATTCTTTTAATTCTATCTGGCCAGAGTCTTCTGCTAGTCTAGCCTTCACGTAATATACTAACGCCTTGCTTAAATAAGAAGGAATATCTATAGTATCTGCCTCATCATTTAAAGCATCTACATTATAATACAAATGAACAGTTTCTTCAAAATCAATCCATGCACTACCATGTCCTGAATATTTTGTATATAGCACAATAGAGTCACTTGTAGTATTAACAGTAGCAAAAGATTTAACTCTATGCAATCCATTAAATTTACCAGCATTTTTTAATACTATATAAGAAGTATCTGCAGATAAATCTGGAGTTCCTCCATTAAAATTAGTAGTGCCATCAATCTGAAGATAGCCATCATTTGATTTATATTTAGTAATTGTAGTATCATAATCCTCATCTTCTTTTATAAAATATTTTGGATTATAAGCATACTTTATTTCAAGTCCATCAGTTACAGATGTTTTAGGAGATTTCCACATAGCTCTTGATACACCAGGTCCATACTCTTTTGAATTTACATTATTATCAAATGCAGTATCTCTTTCTACAATAGCTACTTTATTTCCTTCTATATAATATGCATATTCTTTAGCCATTATACATCATCTCCATCTACAATAATAGGTTTGTGTATCATTCTTGGAACGCTTCTATATTCATCTTTTTCATTTAAATGATTTTTCATTCTTATGTCAATTACTTTTACCATATCATTAGGAAAATCATAAAACCTTTTATTTTCAGTAATATCTATTCTTTCTGTATTAGTATGAGTTTCAAACTTTATATTTAAATCTTCTAACCCATCTTTTATATAAGCAATAGCTCTACCTGTTTGTGTAGCTCCTGCTCGTTCCATTAATTCTTTAACTGTCATATATCTCCTATGCAAATGCTAGAAATTCAACTGCTATAGTAGCACTACCTACACTACCATCTAAATTAGCTCCATCGCCTGAATTAATTTTAAATTGGTCTAAAGCAGTTGCTCCTCTAGTAGGTAGCATTATAGCTTCTCCTGCTTTTAATCTAGCTATTACTGTACTACCAGCAGTTATTGTCAATACATCTGCAGTATTAGCAGTAGAGCTTAAAGCAGAAGATGAACTATATTGATACCCTGTATGTTTAAAATATATAAATTTAGTGCTAGCTAAATTATTTATAGCAACTGCACTACCATCTACTACAGCTGTAGCTGAAAGATAAAACTTTGCTCCATCTGTATATCCGTCATTGTTCCCACCACCAGATACTACTGTTATTGATTCAACTTCTCCATTACCACCTACTGAACCATAACATTCAGTAGCAGCTATGCTTGGACCTGTTCCTTCTTGAACTGTTGCAACTTCAATTGGTGTAGCACTTGTTGAAAATTTTATAGAAGCCATTTATATCTCCTTACGCTTCGGCTTGCTGTTGTGCTGGTCTGCTTTGAGCTATCCCAGACATGTATTGATTGTATAATAATTGATATTTTTGTGTATACCATTGATATTCAGATATATACTTTTTCATTTCAGCAGAGTAAGATGCAAGTTCAGCAGAATATTTAGCAATTTCTTTTTCATACTTTCCAACATTTTCTCTGTGCACAGAAATCTTAGAGCTAATAGCTCGTTCATTATTCTTATCTCTTTTATCAAATTCTTTATTAAATTCATTTAATTGCTCTGTATAATTTTCTCTAGCAACTTCTAAATCTTTATCAAACTTAGACATGTTTTTATCTATTATTTCAAATTCTTTTTCTATCAAGTCCATATCTTCATTTGATATTTGTGTATTTACATTTGTTAAACTATATGTTAATGTGGGTGCTGCAAATACAGGAACAGAAGGTAAATCTATTCCATTTACTTCTTCAGGCACAGCTAAATCAACTGGAGCTGTTGGTGCTGTGGGCAATGTAAGATTGCTATTCATATTATTATGAACATCAGAAGCATAAGCTAAACATGTCATTGCAGCTCCATATGCAACAATGTTATTTGTAAATGTGTTTGGAAAATTGTTTAGTTCTAATGAATTATAATCAGCTGAGTTTACAGCTTCTTCTGATGATATATATGATACTTTAGAATAATCAGTAGAGCTTGTAGGAGTAGGCAATGTGTTTACTACTCCATCTAATATATAATAAGCTGGATTATATTTAGAATGAAAGAACAAACTATTTGAGTCAGAAACTCTACCTCTTAAAGAAGCATCTATAGCTGTTGCAGGATTTTCTACACTACTAGCAGAACCTTCATTTCTTACTACAGAAAGTATAAAGCCATTATCAATAGATATACCTGAACCAATATCCATTTTAGTTGTACTTAACATTGATAATAGATTAGCATTTTGTGTTGCTATTATTTTAGCAGTAAAATCTCTTATCCCATCTTTAATGAAATTAGAAATATCTTCTTCATTAACTGGAGTACTTGACGTAGTAACTACTGTACTTTTTCCAATTAACTCTACTATTCTTTTACCTAAACTTTGCATTTATTCCTTTACTAAGTGAGTCTGCCTGCCGAAACAGGCAAACTCGATTAGTTTTTATTGTCAATCTATGGTGTTACGCTATCAACAGGTGGACAAGCATACATTACAAGTACTCTTGTTTTTCCTGCAGATACAGCTGTAGCGTGAGCAGCTACCGTTACTTTAGCTATAATATCTCTAGCTCCAGAACGATAAAATTGTCTTGCTTCAGAAGCTGTGTAAGCACCTGCTTTACCACCAGGGTGTTCAACAGTATTTGATTCTCCTACAAGAAGGTCAGTAGCTTTTAAATTAGTAGAAGCGTGATAACCATCATCATCATCACTATCACCAACTATTATAGATACCGCACCTCCAGAAACCCACAAAGCTTCAGCATGCACTTGAGTGTCAAATACATATGAATTAGCAGGAAGCTTAATTTGACCTATAAGGTCATAAGCTCCAGCTGCTACAGTATGAGTTCCTACTTGCGTCCAATCAAATACAAATTCAGCACATTGAACAGACCATGAACCGCCAGAAGTAGAATGATTTATTGTTTTTGTACTACTAGCCATCACCTACCTCCTTACGCTAG